CTTTAGTATCAGCAACAGTAAGACTGGCACCTCCAGAAGGAAGGTCAATTACAGCAACATCACCGAACTGGGAATTCGGGAGAACGCCCATAAGCATATCCTTGTTCCAGTTACAATACTTGAGGTCAAACATCGTGTCAGAGTTCCAATAGTCAGAATTGGCAGCAGGCATAGAAGAAATCAAGGAAGGAGAAACACCGGTGAAATAGTCCACATTATAAGAAGAAGGATTCGAGCTCTCCCATTGAGACCAACGGAAAAAATCTTGATAAATCTTCTGATAAGCGAGAAGAGGGAAAACATTCACATAAGTGTTCTGGATATATCGTTGCGTATAATTAGAAGAACCTTCCTTGGTCAAAGAAGTAGACCACCAACGACCAGCAGTATCGGTTGAAACAAAATTACCATAACCAAGATAGCTCAAAAGCTTGAAAGCCAAGTCAGAACGATAAAGCCCGAACATATTAACTTTAGCAGCAGTATTTTCAGGGGACCAACTATTACCATTGAGACGATACAACGAATCACCAAGCATGCCTAGAGGAACCGAAGGCAAATAAGTGCCCAAGGACAGGTTCTGAGTCAAAGACAAAGCCTGGATCTTGTTGACGTCCTGCATCTGTGTCAACACGGAAGGCGCAGACTTCCAAAGAAGACGTAACGGCACAGCGTAAAAATCAAAGTACTCACGCAAACGGGTATAAGCAGAAGTCTCGACGGGCTGAGTACGGGTGAAATACTCAACGTTGAACTTGTACTTATCACCAGGCATAGAAATATCCCAGTAAACGGGAAGAAGCTCACCAACTTTCGCAGTAAACGCGTTTTTACGTCCAATATCAAATCCAGAACGGTGAGGATGATTCTGGAGGTTGGACATTCCGGTGTAAGAAGCCATAAAAAAAATATTTAAAGATTAAACATCAGACTCTCAATAAGAAAAAATACCAGCCAAATCATTAGCCTTCTTGTGTTTGACCTTATCTCGACATTTCATCAATGACGCAGCGGTCAAGCGACGGACAAGAGGGAGTTCATGGTAAGGAGTTTCCTTGTTATCGGGAGGCCTGTTATAACGAAAAGAATAATTCCGAAGCTCAAATTCAACCAGATCCTTATCTTCAGATTCTTCCAGGGTCTGGTAGAAGTCTACAAGACGGTTGTAGTCATAACGAGTCCAAAAATCAACTATTTTCTCGGAGATGATACGAAGGAACCTGTCTCGTCCATAGAGTTCTCCTCCAGGAGTGCCGCTGGACCAGAAGAGTTCCGAGCATCCATCCGTTGAATATGTTCGAACAAATTTCGAAATTCCGAGGAAAAAGCGATAGACGCGGGAGAGACGATGGCCAATTTCCAAATCAACACCATCATACAGGCGACATTCAGTAAGAATGAGAATATCACTATGCGGTAGATCCGCTTTAGGAGAAAGTAAATTCCTATGTTCGTTTGATTTTCCATAATTATCTACATAATCCAAATACTGTTTACAAAAAGACATTATACTCTGCTTGGAACCTTCACCAAAAGGATCACAATTCAAATCAGCGCATCCGCTACGAACGACTCGTGAGGGCGCTGTGAACGCAGCAAAAAGTAGCTGGTAAACGTTCGATGGAGATTTACGAAAAGCGTCCGAAAATCGGGGGAATAGTCGAAGGATATACGGCCAAGAAGGCTTAATTGTGCGAAACTTGCCAGCGCATTCAATGACAACTCCATTAAGGCACTTATCGGCAGCTTGGTCAACTTCGGCAATTCGTACCTTTCGAGGAAAGAGATTTGATTCTGTAAATCCAATGGAATGGAAGGATTTAGGTCGCACCACTTTTGGCATCTGAGTATAAAAGTCGGGTAAAGCGACATAACTGTTAAGATACGACGCAACATACAATGCTGCGTATCCTCGCGAGAGTGACGTATCACAACGACCGTAAGACCAAGCTTTAGGTACATTTTCACGAATAGTTTCCGAGAATCGTTCGGAATTGGATAACAGTAACAGGTGCCAATGCGGGCGGAGACTGGTAGGTCCGTATTCTGATACAGCGTAGTAACGTAATTTTTCATCCGGGTAGTAACTTCTTAAACGTTTTAAAAATAAATCAAGGTCCCTATTGCAAATGTAAGGGATCCTATTCGGGACATTATGTTTGACCTTCTCAAAAATAGAAAGGATGTCCTTAGATTTCATAGGGTAAGTAAACTTAACTTCGGGATCCTTGAAGGTCCGCTCGACCGTAGAAGTCTTCAACTTGATAGAAGCGGTACGAGGAACGCTGCGAAAACCAAAAAGATAAGTATTAGGGTCACCAGCATCCAGGTCATTGATGTCGGGAACGCAGGGTACATCAGCAAGATCGTCCGAACAAGCTTCAACAACCGAAACTTCCAAAGTAGGAAGAAAACAAGGAGCATAAGTGAGAGTGACAAAATATGCATAACGGAACTGGGCAGAATAAGTCGTAAGAAGATTCGTCTGAATAGCAGAACGGCGGAGAAGGCAAGAGGGGCAAGAACCGCAAGGAACAACAACGGATTCATGCGTATACTTGTTAACAACCGTACGAGGATGCTGACAACGAGTCAACAACTTATTCTGCAATTCCTTAGTAATCATTTTCTATCAGTAAAATTAAGTTCCATCTGGCGAGGCTTGCGACCACGTGCAAAAGAAACATGAACAAATGTGCGATATTTTATAAACTGATCGAATTTAAAGGGAGAACCCTTGATCTTCAAGATGAAGCCGTCAACCGACAAGTCAACAGGCTTTAGGTCAATGGCGTCACCAGTCAGATGCTGGGAAGTCTCAGAACCGTTACACGCTTCGTTCTGTTTCCTAGTGCGAAAAGCGGAGGTAACGGTGAAATGAACATTCTGAAGAAGAAGCCATTCAACAAATTTCATTAATTCCGGATTCATGACTTACGAAAATATTTGAGCAATAGACGTAAGGAGACTGACAGCAGCTGCAATAACAGCAGCCCAGATCTTAGATTTAGTTTCATTTTTCATCGTCGGAAGAAAGTTTAAGATCAAACATTGAGAAATGAGTAAGGATAATAACACTGTCGGGATGAAGGCTTGCAGTGATAAATTCAGAAACTTCATCGGCGGGAACAAGAAAGGTCTCGTTCTGGCTGGCGTTCGTCTTTGACTGAACGGAACACAAATAATACTTTTCCATAAACTTAAAATTTAAATTATACATTGGTTTGAAAAACTGCACGAAGATATAAATAAATTCTTGAAAAGCACAAATAAGACGGTGAATTATTAACATAAATAAACAATAAGCTATGCGGGTGACCGGCTGGTCTGTGAGTTTGCGCTATTTAGACAAGTGGGGGGCTGAAAGCTATGAGGTAAATAGCTTTCCCTTCGGGCAAACTCATGTAGGCTTCGCCAAAATATTTTAGGGTATAGCAGCGACAGGAGAGAAGCGTTCTCCGGGAGATTGCTTACGCGTTGCAGGCGTCAAGCTTCAAGGAAGGCAGTACTATAGCCTAACGGCTCTGATTTCAGTCCTAACGTCCCGAAATTCAGCAGGTGTATAACCACGCTACGCGCGGTTGCCGGAAGTTACTCCAAGCAGCAAAACCCGACGCGTATCACTACGAGCCGGGTAAACACACAACAAACAAAAAGTACTACCAGGGCAGAAAGTTGCCTATAGTATTACCGATAGAAGTACCATAATGAACGGCCTTATCAGCGTCATAATACCTGTATTTCTTGCCTTCATTACGGGAACGATACCAGTCCTCAATACTACGAGAACGGGCACGCTCGCGATTGAATTTAGCAGCTTCGAGCTCGAATTCAGCATTGGAGTGATTTGAAGCGTTCGAAGCACGAATCAAAGAATCGGCAGTAGCTTCAGCGACCTTATTGCTGATCTTCTGACCTTTGGCACGGGCATAAGTCAATACCTCGTCAGCAAGAACCTTCCTGGCCTGGTTATAGTTCAAATGTCCATGAGACATCTGATTATAATACTCGGAAGCCTTGACATTCAAATCAGCCTGCTGCTGCTGGTCAAGATACCTGTTAAGAACGGTCTTGGCTTCAGCATCAAGCAACTGGGAGGTACCTTGTGCCTGGAGAAGACGTCCGGCAAAAGCCATATTATCGAGTTCCTGCATTTCCTTGGAATAACCAAGCTGAGCACGGGCCAAGCCAGTAGCCTTCAAGTACTCACGGGTCTCCTTAGTCATCTTGGACCAATCAACATTGGAGAGAGCCTGCATAGCCTGGGCTTCCGAGAGATTCTTCTGTCCTTGCAACTGCGAAACCTGGGCCTGCTGAACCTGGGACTGGAATACAGAACCAATAGCCTGCTGAATACCGGAAAAATCTGCCTGGAAAGGCTGCATGACAGCAGAACCGGCAGAAGAGGCGGAAGAACCGGTACCGGCAGACTGGGCAATACCGGCAGAACCGCCGTTCATCATCAGATAAGGATTCAAACCAGCTTCCTCGAGGCGTTGACGTTGCGCGGAGGCAGTATTATATGCGTTCTCCTTGTTCCACATATTTTCCTGGAAATCGCGCTGCTGCATTGCCATACGCTCGTTGAACTGGTTGTTCATCTGATTTATCTTATAGTTCATCTGGTTGGTCTCCCGGACATTCTGCCTGTTCTGCGAGTTCTGAACTACAGAAGAACCAATGCCGAAGAGACCACCAGCGATTGAACCAAGAAGACCCATTATTCAGAGGAAGCAGCATCGGCGGAAGCAGCAGCCGCCTTTTCTGCTTCTTGTTTAGCGTTTTCAGCATCAATCAATTCCTGTGCCTGGGACTCAAGAGTTTCAGCATAAGACGACAACTCCTTAGACCAAGCAATAATCTCAGAAGGAGCCTGGATATGCCGGGAACGAACCGTTGACAAAAGGTCATCATCAGACATCCTGTCCATAATCTGCTGAATCTGGGAAGTAGACTGCCTGCCTTGTCCAAACCTGGAAGCAACAGCAAGACCGGCACGGGAAGCCAAGTCCTTGGTATGAAGAAGCAAACCAATATCAGAAGTATAACGCACCGGACAGGTTTCATCATTATCATAAATTTCAACACGAAGCTCTTCGGTAGAATCAAATTCGGGAGCAATTGCAAAAGCATCCGGAGCAACATTGGGAATAAGTTCAGAACCTTGTTCCAAACTATCCAAGCTATTAAATTTTCCAATCATAATCAAAACAAGATTTAATAAGGTACACCATCACGAGACAAATTACGGGCAACATAGCAACCGATATAAGAGTTGACCAACAACTGGTCACTATCCCAGGTAGAATCCGCATTAACACCGAAAATAGGATCAAGGACAGAAGGATTGACCTTGAAGAACTTGTAATTCAAGACAACCTTGGTATTCTTATCAACATCACCTTCTTGATAGCCAGAACCAAACCAACCGGAAAGGAGAGATTCAGTAACAGGAGAAACCCAAGACTTAAGGGTAGTAGTGAAGGCACCATTAATAATATCAAGCTTAGTCTTCCAATTGAAATAACGGGGATTATAACCTGCATTGAACAAATTGACAATAGAAGCTTTCGGAGAATTGAAAATCTGCGTCATAGGAAGAACTTCCATACCAATACTATCAAACTCCGGGATCGGGAGGGACTCGGCATCCGTAACAAGCAACTGTCCATCCTGTCCGGTAACAACATAATCAAGCAGAGGAACGGCATGATAAATGCACATAACGACACAATGCTCACTAGTAGTATAAGTGAAAGAACCGGCTCCTGTACCGACACCCTTACCGGCAATAACAGCAGTATCGCTCTCAGCAGCAAGGTTATTGTTCACAACCTCACTGATATCAAGGTTACGGGAGATACCACCGATATAGGTGCACATATTGGAAAGAGCCTGGGGCAAGTTAACTCCAAAGTGCTTGCGGATCTGTTCACGATAGTCGGTATCACCGGACTGACTGATCTCCTTCCAGCGCTGGAGCGCTTCGGCCTGGCGAAGAGCAAGAACCGTAAACTTAGAAGCAATATCCTTGGCGTTGACAGAAAGGATAGAACCAGCATTCACCGTTTGACCGGTAGACAACTGAACACTGATAGGAGTAGAAGTAACGCCAGTAGACATGACAGCAGCCGTACCAACAGGATGCAGAACACCTTTAGTATCAGCAACAGTAAGACTGGCACCTCCAGAAGGAAGGTCAATTACAGCAACATCACCGAACTGGGAATTCGG